AGTAGGCAAAGCAGCAGTACGAGCCATCAGGAATGCAGGAGATGTGTTAGACCTGCGCTGCCCTCTTGATGCTGAATACAACGTAGGTAATAACTGGGCAGAGACGCATTGACAAATCCGTACCATTCGTGGTATAATATATGTAGATCAGTTGTGATCTAAAACAACCAAAGAGGCAATTAGTATGAGCGAAGCAAAACCAGTAACAATAGCAGCAGATATGATGTGGTCTAGCCTGACTGAAGTAAACCGTATGTCAGGTAAGTACCAAGTAGACCTAGCTAACCTATCCAAAGCAGCAACAGAGGCTCTGGAGATGATGGGCTTGAACGTAAGACAAAAAGACGGACAGGGCAGCTTCATCACTGCAAAGTCTAACCACCCTATCCGCATCTACGACACTGACGGTGACGAGATCAAAGGTATCCTAGTAGGCAACGGCTCTAAAGCCAAGGCAGTAGTAGGCTACTATGACTGGAAATCTCCAGCAGGTCAGGCAGGACGTAGCCCTTCACTGTTAAAGCTAGTGGTCACTGACCTAATCCCCTATGGCGGCAACGCTGAGACTACTGATGTGGACTTGGGCGAAGCATTGTGATCCTAATTGATGCAGACATTCTAGTCTATCGCATAGGTTGGTCATGTAACGATGAATCAGAGAAGACAGCCGTTAGCACCATCGACGGCTTTATCTCCGACATCCTGTTGCAACTCAACGTAGACGAGGAAACAGACTACTATGTTCTGTATCTCACTGGCAAAGGAAACTTCCGCAAGGAATATGCCGTCACTGCTGAGTACAAAGGAAACCGCAAGGATAAGGAAAAGCCAGTACACATCCAAGCACTGCGTCAACACCTTATCGACAAGTGGGCTGCTGTAGTTACTGAAGGAGAAGAGGCAGACGATGCCATAGCTATAGCAGGAACCACACACGGTGATAAAGCCATCATGGTCTCTTTAGACAAGGACTTTGACCAGATTCCAGGTTGGCACTATAACTTTGTTAAACAACGCAAGTACTATGTTAAGCCAGAGGAAGGCTTACGCTTTTTCTACCGCCAGATACTGATGGGTGACAGGATTGACAACATCATTGGTATCCACGGTATTGGCGAGAAGAAGTCAGAGAAGATATTAAAGGACTGCGTTACTGAGCAGGAACTCTACGACAAGTGTGTAGAGATGTACGATGGTGACGAGGCCAGAGTGATAGAGAATGGTAGGATGCTCTGGCTAAGGCGCTACGAAGGTGAGATATGGAGCTTTAATGAAACCAAGGAATAACGGAAGATGGACAGAAGCACGTTTTCGTTCCTTTATCGTCTCTGCACTCCGACAGGCTCACGCTAAGTGGGGTGTAAAGCACGATGTCAAGTCAGCGGCTAGAGTGGCTAGAGGAGTTTACAAGTGTGCCAAGTGTGGCAAAGGCTCCCCAGCTACTCTACCACCGCTAGAAGGAAAGAAGCGTAGACGCAACAACGCAGCAGTAGACCACATAGATCCAGTAGTAGACCCAGCAGTAGGCTTTATAGATTGGAACACCTACATTGAGAGGATGTTCATCGAAGCTGAAGGGTATCAGGTACTGTGTCACAAGTGTCACACTGCTAAGATTAATGCAGAACGTAAGAGGCGTAAGAAATGAATCAAGTAGAGATGTTTTACAGACCAACTGATCCTGAAACAAGTAAGTTAGCAGCGCAGCAAATGTTTAGTTCTGGTGCTATGGACACACAGAGAGCAATGGTGTATGAAATTTTAGCTGATAACCAAGGACTAACAAGCAGAGAGTTGGCTGATCTGTCTGAGGGAGATATGCACCAACAACGTCAGATATTTAGCCGAAGACTTCCTGACTTGAAAAACTTAGGATTAGCCGAACAAGGGCCAGCTAGATTATGTAGTTCCTGTAATAGAAAATGTGTTACTTGGTCTTTAGTAGAGGAATTTTAAAATGACTAAGCATCTAGTAATACCAGACACGCAAGTAAAACCTGGAAATCCTATCGAGCATCTACGATGGGCTGGACAGTATGCTGTAGACAAGAAGCCTGACGTTATAGTACACATCGGAGACCACTGGGACATGCCAGCCCTGAGCAGCTACGATAGCGGCACTCGTAACTTTGAGGGCAGACGCTACAGCAACGACATCGAAGCAGGTATACAGGGCATGGAAGCCTTCCTAGAGCCTATCAGACAAGAGCAGCAGCGTCTTATACGCAACAAAGACAAACGCTGGAATCCTCGCATGGTGTTCACTCTAGGTAATCACGAATACCGCATCGAAAGAGCAGTCAATGCAGACCCTAAGCTAGACGGTCTAATTGGCTTTAAAGACCTGAAGCTGGAAGAGATGGGCTGGGAAGTGTATGACTTCTTAGAGCCTGTTATCATTGATTCCGTGGCGTACTGTCACTACTTCACCAGCGGTGTGATGGGCAGACCAGTCAGCAGTGCAAAGCTGATGCTACAGAAGAAGTATATGTCGTGTGTGATGGGGCATGTTCAAGACAGGGATGTTGCTTTTGCGCGTAAGGCAGATGGAACTAACATGCTAGGCTTATTCGCTGGTATCTTCTACCAACACGACGAAGACTATCTAACACCACAGACCAACGGAAGCTGGTCAGGTATATGGATGCTCAACGAAGTTAAAGACGGTGGTTGTGACGAGATGCCAGTCAGTATAAACTACTTGCGAGAGAAATACGGAGACTAGGATGCCTCTAACATACTATGAACTATTGGAGAAGATGTCGCAGCTAGACGAACTAACACTAATAGAGATATTAGACATAAGCTCAGAAGAGTTAGTCAACAAGTTTAGTGAACGCATCAACGACAGATTAGAAGAACTATCAGAGGATTTTAAACATGAGACTCAATGACGCAACACCTGATATGTGGGACAAGGCAACCCAGAAGTACGGAAAAGTAGCAGAGAAAACAGGACTAGAGCCTTGGGCGACCATGGCAGAGGAAGAAGCAGTGGAAGACTTAGTAAACAACCCAGACCATTACAATACAGGCAACATAGAGTGTATTGATGCAATAGAGGAATCCATGTCCAGTGTTGCATTCAAAGGCTACCTCAAGGGCAACTGCATTAAGTACCTGTGGCGCTATGATTACAAAGGCAAGCAGGTAGAGGATTTAGAGAAGGCTGGCTGGTACTTAAACAAACTAACAGACATGGTGACAGAGGAGAACAACTAATGGATCAGTATCAGCAGTTTATACACAAGAGCCGCTACGCACGATGGCTACCAGAGGAGAGCAGACGAGAGACATGGGAAGAGACGGTAACACGCTATGTAGACTTCTTTAAAGAGCGTAAGCAGCTAAAAGGC